GGGGATATACACCGGTTGTATGATCAACGAAGTATGCGTCAAATCCCGCTTTCTTTATCTCATCAATGGTAAGATTTCTTGTAAGCTGATACAGTATTGCACCAATCATTTCAAGGTGCGCAAGTTCGTCTGTTCCAAGAGGTTATCAATGACAAAGAGAGCGGACAGCCCGGAGGGACCGTCCGCAGGAGTTAATCGCCGGACATCGGTATTTTAGGATAGAGAGTCAACTCGAAATCATCGGGAGCATTATTCCAACGACCGTTTTTGGTTTTGAGGTAGACGACCTTTTCCAACACCTCTTTGAGCATATCATTTTTCGCTTTGGGCGTTGGTAACTCGTCGTAGACTTCGAGCAGCTTCTCAACCTTTGGTATAATCTGTTTCCGACCCTGTTCGCGCGATTTGTCAGCGACAATATCAGCACCAAGAGCCACGCGCTCCTCCTCGTTCTTCTTTATTCGCTCGGAGAGGACGCGGGACCGTTCAAGGAACTGCTCCGTCGAATATACACCCTGTTCGAGGAGGTTGTGGGTATTATCCAACTGTTTTTTGAGGGTATCACATTCAGAGGCTAACCGCCGGAGGGCTTTCTCTTTCATAGCCACGACAGAGGCGGTACGGCTCTCCTCTCCGCCCGTTTCCCATTGTAGGCGGTAATCGGATAGCCAATCGGAAAGAGCCTCCAAAATACGCCTCTCGACGAAATGCAGGGCGCAGCTGATGTTATCACAGGCGGTATCGGCACACATAAGGGTATCGGGATAACCGCCCGAATACGGCCGGCGGGTCATACGGTGTCCGCACTTGGCGCAGACGACAATACCCGCGAGAGGGTTTTTGACCGTCCCACGCTCGCCGACCGGGCGCGGAGGATTGCTTGACATCAATTCCTGCGCCATATTAAAAACCTCGACACTGACAAGCGGAGGGTGAAGCCCCTCGGCGATGGTGCATTTCCCTATTGAGTTTCGGGGACGCTCAACGACGACGCGACCCTCCACCATTTTCTTGACATCGCACCTCCAATTCCAACGGACCTTGCCAATGTAAACCGGGTTTATCAGAATATCCCGGACCGTGGCGGTGGCCCAATGGTCGGATTTGCGAGGAGGGATTTTGAGAGAGTTAAGGCGGCGGACGATGAGCGACACACCGAGGCGACGGAAAGAGCCGTCGGGCTGTTCCTCGCCCCGCGTGTACCAATCGAAAATCATACGGACGACATCAGCCTCCGCCGGGAACGGCTCTAATGTGTACCCCTTATCGCCCTTAATCTTGACGCGCTCATAGCCGTAGGGCGACTGACTGCCGACATACTTACCCTCTTTTACGGAGGCGAGCCGACCGCGCTGTAAACGGCGATTGATAGTCTTGTATTCACGGCGGGACATAAACAGACCGAACTCGAAGTATTCCTCGTCAAATTCGTTGTTTGGGTCATAGTCCTTAATGGGGGTTATGATTTTGGTATCGGAGAATTTGAAAGTCTGTGCGACTATTCCCTGGTCCACGGTATCGCCACGGGCAAGACGCTCGACCTCCATAACGAGAACGCCGTCCCACACACCCTGCTCAACCTCCGAGAGGAGTTGTTGCATAACGGGACGCGCAGCGATAGTTTCACCCGAAACGATTTCACGGTATATTTGAGTAATATCCAAATGCCGACGCTTTGCAAGGTCAAGCAGAGTGTTTATATGGCGGGAGAGGGTTTCGCCCTCGCCGCGAGCCTCCGCCTCCGCGTCCGCGCGGGATTTACGGACATATAGACAATATGGCATAAAAGCACCTCCAACAGAAAAGCCGCCCCGCCCCGGAGGAGCGGAACGGCGGTCAATCCTTTTTGTAGTATTCGCCCCAATCGACGTAGATTATGTTGCCTTCCTTTCGGAGTACGCGAGGTCGTCTTTTTTCACCTCAAAGGCAGTATCTATGTCGGCCTGCATAAGTTTGTCAAGCAGGGCGCACACATCGTTTTTCAAGGTGTTTTGCAGAGCCATAAGGTTTGACAGGAGGAGTGGGTCGGTAACTTGTCCGTCGCAGCTGTCAACAGCCTTTTTGATTTCAGCCCGCCCGGACTGCAGAACGGACATCAATTCTCCGCAGAGAGCCAAACGGTCCTCGTTCTGCTTTACCATATCACGGTTAAGCAGGAGGTAGAAACTGTCGTATATCTGCGCGACCTTATGACGCAGGAGCGGAGGCAGAGCGTCGTAATGCTTTTTGAAATTGATAGAGTCGTTCACAAAAACGACGTCGCTGTGGGTACGACATTCCTCAACACCGAGGAGGTAATCAACGGACACCCCGAAAAACTGCGCCAAAGAGCAAAGCATTTCGTAGTCCGGCTCTTTACCCTCTGTTTCGTACCCGGAAACGGTAGAGCGGGTTTTATGTATGGCTTTTGCCAAATCAGCCTGTGTCATATCACGTTCTTTACGGAGAGCGATGAGCCGTTGAGAAAAAATCTTCATAAGCGATACCACCTTTTCAATCTTAAATATTATAGCATAAATGCCCCGTTTTGTGTTCAAATGCCCCTAAAATCGGCAATTTGAAAAAATTTTTGAAAAATTTTTCCGAAAAAACTTGACTTTGCCCCTAAAAGGGGCTATAATATAGTTACAGTCGGACAAAACGACCCAAAACGAAACCCGAAAGGAGGATAAACAAATGCGAGTCAAACTCGTCAAGCTGCGCGAGGGACGCGGCTACACACAGGAAACATTCTCAAAAGCCGTTGGTATTTCCCGCTCCCATTACTCGCAGATTGAAACGGGAGAAAAAGAGCCGTCCCTCAAAGTTGGTATGAAAATCAAGCGCGTACTTGATTACCACTACGACGATATTTTTTTTAATCACAAATGCCCCGTTTCGGGACAAAAGAGATAAAGAACGCCGCCGAAAGCGTCATATCTCTTTCTTACACCAATATTTTACTGCGAAAGGAGCGATAAATAAATGCCTAAAATGGCGACGAAAGCCGCTAACAATGTCTTTTACAAAGCACGAATGGAGGCCTCATCGTGGAACGACTCCTTGAAGTCGAGGGAGGGCGCAGCCGAAGAAACAGGCGTTGACCGCACCCGACTCGCTTACATAGAACTCGGAACGATAAACGCCCACCCGGAGGAGGTGCTGATACTCTCGGAAACCTACAACGCCCCGGAACTGTGTAATCACTACTGCTCAAAGATGTGTCCGCTCGGAGTTAAGACCGTGAACGAGGTCGAGGTGCAGGAACTTGAAAAAATGGTTTTGCAGCTATTGTCCTCATTCCAATCCCTGCCCGAAATCAAGGTGGAGTTGATAAACATAGCGGCGGACGGAGTAATCGACGGGACGGAGAGGGACCGTATGGAGGATATTCTGCAAAGCCTTGACCGGGCCGCAGACAAAATCCAAGCCCTCAAAATCTACTTTATGAAGCAATACGGTCATAGGACAAAGTGATACCCAAATAAAATCAAGAGGAGGTGTATGTATGGTTGCAACAGGAAATGTGGTTAAGGAGTTTAACATCGGAAAAACCCGCGTGAGGATTTGCGATGATTACTGCCGGGGGAAAACAAAGCAGGATATTGAAGAAATACTACGGCGTATCGCCCGGAACGCAATCGGTCCTCTGACCGTTGCGGCCAACAGCGATTATGACACACAAAAGAATTAAAAGAGAGCGACGCAGATTTCAAATTGCAGGAACGATTTTCTTTGCGGTGGTAATGATAGCCGTAATGATAATCGGACTCGCCACCAACACGCAGGGACTCTATGAAGCGTCCACGCAGGGGGTCGAAAAGACAGTCTATATCACGGTAACACCCAAGCAGGAAGAATACAACCCGCAGTTATTTCAACCTACGGGGACCGTCCCGGCTACATCGACAGAGGACAAGCCCCAAACCCTCTACTACGATGTCCCGCTGTCAGAGGAAATGCAGGACTACATTTTCGCTATTACCGAGGCTTACGACGTGCCGTGTGATGTGGTTATAGCAATTATCAGACAGGAAACAAACTACCGAGCCAATGCAACCGGGGCCGCCGGAGAAAAGGGCTATATGCAGATACACCCCGTCAATTTTGAGTGGCTCGCAGAGGAACTCGGAATTACAGATTTTTACGACCCGGAGCAAAACATACTATGCGGAGTATATATGCTGTCCCGCCTCTACGACAAGTACGACACAACGGCGGAGGTGCTGATGTGTTACAACTGCGGAGAAGCAGGAGCGAAAAGGCTTTGGGCGCAGGGCTACACATCGACCGAATACACGCGGTCGGTAGCGGAACACATAGAGGCTCTTAAATTCATAGGAGGAAACGAACAATGAAGATGTCGGACAGGCTTGTTTTATTTGGCGTAATGCTGTTGGCGGGAATATTCGCCGGAGGCATTGTGGCCGCAATTCTTATCCCGCTTTGCTATTCACAGAGAGGTTGTTTCCAAATCGGCTCGGAATGGTTTTTGATTATCTTGGCAGCCTACGCGGGCTATACCGCGTTTAATAAATATCTATTCGATAACGTAGAAAGGAGTTAGTTATGGCGTATTGGCACGAATGTCCCAACTGTGGCGGCAGCCTCGACCCCGGCGAAACTTGCGATTGCCAAAGAGAGGCAAAGGAGGTGAGGAAGATTGCAGACAGCAACAGCAATTTACCCGCCCTCGGAACTGTTGAAACAAAGCGTAGAACAGCAGTTGTCGGTGTCCTTATCGGACAGCGAGTATGAGGAGGCGGAAACCTCGGCAAAAAGAAAACTCGCCCGAATAATCGAGCGAGAGGGCGACGCGGACGGAGAGAGGCTGAAACCCTACTACCTCGTCCAACTCATATCAGAAGCAATTACCGCAGAGCGGTTTTCGCTTTATTGTTACTTGAAAGCATTAGAGAAAAAAGAAATGCCCGCAGCCAAAGCCGCAGGGCAAATCTAAATCCGTATCTCTATTGTATCACAAAGTTTTAAGAAATGCAATAGGAGGTTGCAAAAAATGCCAAAAAATTCTTTAGTTATTACAAATCAATACCCGGCGGACAAATACAATCTGCTCGTGTCTATGCAGACCGTGGCAGAAATCGCCGAAATTCACAAGCCCGTAATGAATGTGGTTTACATCAGCACGGACCTCAACGACAAAGAAATCTACTTGCAGGAGAAAGCCTACGGGCAAAACCCCGCAAAGTACGCAATCACCAAAAAGGGCCTTACCAAACTGATGAGAGCGGCAGGAATTAAAATCGTTTCCTCCCGCCCGGTCGTCCCCTCGACTTGTCAGAAATGCGCCCAAATCAACGCCGGAATTGGAAAGCCTGTGCGTTGTGGTGCTTGTCCGAACAAAGATGTCAAGTACGAGGTGCGTATCAGCGTACCGCAGCTTACGGGCGAAAATATTGATGTCGTAGCCCATAAGGAAATCATCGTGGACGACGTGGTACAGGGTATGACCGAAAAACAGGCGCAGGAATTCCTCAAATTCAGAGCCGAAATGTGCGAAAGCAAAGCCCTCAACAGAGCGTTGAGAACGGCTATGCAAATCAAAGGGACCTACCTCCTCGAAGAATTCAAAAAGCCGTTTGTGGTGGCATACCTCGTCCCTAACCTTGATAACCCTACCGTAAAGGAAAAGGCGGTCGAGAGTTTCTTCACCGCAAAAGCGGAACTCTACGGTGGAAACAATAACGAGTCCGCGAGAAAGACCGTTTTCGTTTCGGAAGACCCGGAGGAATACGACGCAGGAGCATACGAGGCGGTACAGACTCCTATCGAGGGACCGCAGAGCCACGGCGAACCCCCTGCCGCAGCTGTGAACAACAACACCCCGGCTCGTCAGCAGAACGACGGACCGGCAGACCCTAACATCTGTACCGACTGCGGGGCGAAGATTTCCAACGGAGTGTCTGACTACTCCGTTGAGAACTTCGGGACACCGCTTTGTATGAACTGTCAGAGAAAGAGGGGTAATCAGTAATGACGTGTATATTAACTCAGGACAGACAGAACATTGTCAACGCCGACTCCGTGGAAAGAATTAGCGTGGACGCGGGCGAAATTTGCGCCCACACCCTCGGCGGAGCGGTTATCACAATCGGCACATATAAGAAGCCGGAGAACGTAACAAAGGTTATGAACTACATTGCGTTTTCCCTCGCCTCCTCGGAAGAAAAAGGCGGCAAAACAATCGTTATGCCCTCGGAGGAGGTAGTCGGAAACGACAAGGCGATCGCCGAGAACTTCATCAAGGCGATGTTGGCAAAGAAAGCGGAGGGACAGCCGACGGCGACCGTTGACCTTTCCCCCGAATTAAAGGAATTTCTTGAAAAAATGAAAGGAGGCGACGGCAAATGAAGATTTTGCACACGGGCGATTGGCACATCGGCAACTATCCCGGCCCGGAGCGTAACGGCGAAAACGTGCGATTTCTTGACCTTTGCCGTTGCCTCGACGCACTTGTGGCGAAAGCGACGGAGGAAAGCCCGGACGTTATCGTGATAGCGGGCGATGTCTTCCACCAAGCAAAGGTATGGAGCGACAGAGGCCTCCGCGAGAACAGGACCGCAACACATTATATTCGCCTCCTCAAAAAGATATGCCCGGTCGTCGTGGTGAGAGGTACACCTAATCACGACTCCGAGCAGCAGTTTGAACTCCTCAAAAACACCTTTGAGGGCGACGGAAAGGTACACATCATTACCGAGCCGGGTGTGGTAAAGACCTACACCGGGCGACAGGGTTGGGTGCAGATTGCAGGACTTCCCGGCTTTGACAGGGGCGTTTACCGAGCAAAGCACCCCGGACTCTCCAAAGAGGAGGAAAACGAGGTATTCACCGAGGAACTCGCAAACATCATTGTGGGACTCAAAGCACAATGCGACGCAGACGCACCGACGGTGTTCGTTTCCCACTTCACTATCCCCGGTTGCAATATGGAGAGCGGGCAGACGCAGTTTTTCTCACAGTTTGAGCCTGTGGTTTACCCCGCCACCCTTGCGGCCGCAGACTTCGACCTCAACTGTTTCGGACATATCCACAGACCGCAGAAAATCGAGGACGCAAAGAACACATTTTACTGCGGAGCGGTATCGGCGATGAACTTCAATGACGAGGAGCAGGAGCGCGGATTTTATATCCACGACATCGACCTCCGCGACAAGAGCGTACACAGCGAATTCTACGCCCTGCCGACAAGAGAATTCAGAACGCTTTATTTCCAAGACGGAGATATTGCGGACTTTATCGAAACAGGAACGCCCCGTATCGGACCTAACTACGAGGATAAAATCGTCAGAGTGCTTTACAACTGCACCGACGACCACAACAAGGCATTTAACAAAGCCGCCCTCGAACAATTCCTCTACGCAAACGGCGCATTTTGGGTACAGGAAATCACTCCGCAGAAAATCACCGTTTCGGTCAATAAGGACAGCCTTTCCGACGAAAGCGGCCCGGAGGAAAACCTCCGTCAGTATTTCGAGGAAAAGGGCTACGCCCCGGAGCGTATCGCAGAGATTATCGAGGCGGCCCGCCCGATTATCGCAGAGGCGACCGAGAAGACAAAGAACGGCGGACAGAACGGCGTATTTACCCCTTTGAAAATCGAGGTAAAGAACTACCGCAATTACCGAGAGGAGTCCTTTGACTACGACGGTATTCGTTTCTGCACTATCAACGGCGAAAACGGCGCGGGTAAATCAAGCCTCTTTATGGACGCTATGCTTGACGCTCTGTTTGAAGAGCCACGCGAGGGCGACCTCACGGGTTGGATTTGCAACGACCCGGACATCAGAAGCGGCTCAATTCAGTTTACATTCAGTATCGGCGAAAGTACCTACCGCGTAACCCGCACCCGTACCAAGAGTGGCAAAGCGACCCTCAATATCGCTGAAATGGTAGAGGGCGAATGGCAGGACCGTTCCGCCGAAAGATACAAGGACACACAGGCTATTATCAGCGACACTATCGGAATGGATAGCCTCACCTTTAAGGCGTGTGCGCTGATTATGCAGGACCAATACGGTCTGTTCTTACAGGCTGACAAAGAGGCTCGTATGAATATCCTCGGCAATATCCTCGGTTTGGGGATTTACGAGAGAATGGAAGACCTCGCAGCCAACTCCCTCACCAACAGGAACAGAGAAATCCGCGTATTGCAGGATAAGGTAACGGACATCACCGCAAAGCTGCCCGACGAGGCAGAACTCTCCGACGCTATCGTAGAAGCACAGACCGCACTCACGAAATTGCAGGGACAGGCAGACGCAAAGGCGGCGGAAATCGACAGTACAAAAGTACGCCTCAATACCAAAGTGGAGGCCGCGCAGAGGGCGGTCAGAATTCAGACCAACCTCGCAACACTCTCCACAAAGCGTATGACAGCGACCACGAATAAGACTACGCAGACCCTTATCGTCAACGGCGCGACGGCGGTATTAAGCGAGGAGGAGGCAATCAAGGCGGGGGTCGCAGAATATGAAGCACTCCTCGAAAAGGAAAAGACGCTTATTTCTGCAAGGGACCGTCGGGACGACCTTGTATCTCGCAGAGGAAAACTCACGACAGAGGTTATGGGTATTACCGCAGACCTCGAAAAGGCAAAGGCTGACGAAGCGACCGCGAGAGCCTCCCTTGCAGAGGTGGAGGCTACCCTCGGCGATGAGGCTATGCTCACCGCAAAACACGCCGAATACATCGAGGCGGTTGAGGCGGTTGAGGATATGCAGAAAAAGGCGGACGCTCATATCGCCCTCGACCGGGCGAGAGCCGACGCAGAGGCTACCCTCAATGGGGTCAAGTTTGAAATCTCCGCCGGGACACAGCGCAGAGAGCAGGAAATCTTCGCCAACGAACAGGAGGCAGCCCTCCTCGAAAACAGCGGTTGCCCGGTGGCAGAAACCGCCTCTTGTAAATTCCTCGCAAAGGCGATCGCCGCAAGGGACAAACTCCCTGCTTTGAGAGCAGAACTCGCAGAATATCAGACACAGACGCAGGAACGCCTCGCAGAGGCACAGAAAGCCGTCGATTTGGCGAGAGAAGCGGTACAGGCTAACAAGTACACCCCGGAGGAAATGAGCCGTTTGAGAGCCGTTGTGGAGGCTTTGAGGGCATACGAAGAAAAGTACGCCACTCTCGACCGCTCCAAAGAGAGAGCCGAAACCCTCAAAAAGCAGATTGAGGAACTCACCCAAAAGCAGACGGACCTCCTCGAAAAACTGAAAGCGGTAGAGGCAGAGCGCGACGACGTGTGCGGCAAACTCACCGCAGCCGAAACCGCCGCAGAGGGCTACGACCTCCTCGTGGTACAAATCCGAAACGCCCGCGTATGGGTCGATAAGGAAAAGGAACTGCCGGCCGCCCGTGAAAGACTCGCAACGGCACAGAGCCGTATCGAGGAACTCGACGCGGAAATCGCACAGTTAGAGGCGGAAATCGCCGAGAAGCAGGAAGAATACGCACACGAAAAGGCGACCTCCGAGGGCGCAGCTGACCTCGAAAGAGTTGTCAGAGAGGCGGACGCAGTTATCGCCTCCCTGCAGGAGCAAATCAAGCAGACCTCTATGAGGCTCGGCGCGTTGCAGAAACAGCAGGAGAACGCTACGGCGGACAGAGCGACGGTCAAGGAACTGTTGGAACAGACAGAATGCCTCGGCACACTCGCCGCTATTGACGAGGACCTCAAAAAGGCATTCTCGCAGGACGGTATTCCCCACAATGTTATCCGCTCCCTCATTCCTATCTTTGAGGCAACAGCGACGGGCATTCTCGGTCAAATGAGCGGAGGCAAAATGAGCGTCGAATTTGTTACCGAGAAAGTCCTCAAATCCAATAACAAGAAAGAGGTAACGACCCTCGACATCATCATCAACGACACCAACACAGGCAGACTGCCGTATATGAGCAGGAGCGGCGGCGAAAGAGTCAAGGCGGCCCTTTCGGTTATCCTCGCCCTTTCGGAAATCAAGAGTACGAAAGCCGGAGTACAACTCGGCTTCTTGTTCATCGACGAGCCTCCTTTCCTCGATACGCAGGGCGTACAGGCGTACTGCGACGCTTTGGAGGCCATTCAGAGCAGATACGGCGCATTAAAGATTATGGCAATTACCCACGACCCTACGATGAAATCAAGATTTCCGCAGAGCGTCGATGTCGTCAAGACGGCAGAGGGTAGCAAAGTGATTTATCAGTAAAACGGTCCGCCGGGGAGCGTCCCTCCCCGGCTTCACCGGGAATTGGAGGTGAAAAACCTTATGGGACGACCAAAAAAGCAAACGGTAGATTACTTCCCTCATTTCGTTACGGGCAGCCGCAGGACGATTTATGTTTTGGAGGAGGGTTGGCGGAACGACGGCTACGCCTTTTGGTTTAAGCTGCTCGAACTGCTCTGTCAGAACGACGGACACAGTTTCGACGTATCGACACAGGCGAATATGCGCTATCTGTGTGCATACGCAAAGACGACCCCCGAAACAGCGGCGGAGATACTCGACACCCTCGCAGACCTCGGAAACATCGACGCGGAGTTGTGGAAAGAGCGAAAAATCATTTGGTGTCAATCTTTGGTAGACAATCTGAAAGATGTTTACGACAAAAGAACGACCCCGATACCGAAAAAGCCCTTTTCCGTGGATATTCTCCCCGAAAACCCACCCGAAACGGGCGAAAAAGGCGACTCCGACACGGAAACACTCTCGGAAAACCCGCCTACCACCGCAAAAGGAAAGAAAACGACCGGGAAAAAGCCGAAAACTCCGAAGAAAAAGGAAGACGAACAGCCCGGAAAGGTTAAGTACGCGGAATTCGTGCGTATGACCGAGGAGGAATACGAGAAACTCGTCGCGCAGTACGGCAAAGATATGGTAGCCCGAATGATAGAGGTACTCGACAACTACAAGGGCCAAAACGGAAAGACCTACAAGAGCGACTACCGAGCCATTCTGAATTGGGTCGTAGAAAGAGTGAAAGAGGAACAGGCAAAGAGAGGAGGCAACGCCTATGGGGGAAATGAAATCCCTACGAGAAATAATGGGCCAACCGCCGGAGGCTTCAAACCGTCGGGAGGCTTCAAAAAGTGATAGCGACAGCAGCCAAGTAACCCCGGAGGAGGCAAAGGCGCGAGGGCTATCGTTCAGAACACCGCCCCCGCCCCCGGATAAATGCCAATTCTGCGGAGCGGAACTGCCCCGAAAAGGTATCGTTTTCGGCGGAGAGGTTTTCCTGTGGCAACCGTTTCCGACTCGCTGTGAGTGTAAAGAGGCGGTCGCATATTGGGAAAAGTACGACGCAGAGAAAAAGGCTGAGGAGGAGGCAAAGAAACTCGCCGAGGAACGAAAACGCAAACAGGAACGCATAGAGCGACTGCTCGGAAAGAGCGGTATCAAAAAGCGTTTTCAGCGGCGCACCTTTGAGAACTTCATCACGGACACCCCAGAGCGGACACGGTGCTACAAAATCGCCAAGAGGTACGCGGACACATTCGCACAGAGGTACGCAAACGGCGATGGCCTCTACATAGAGGGTACAAACGGGACCGGCAAAACACACCTCGCCGCCGCTATCGCCCTGCAGCTTATAAACGAGGGTATTCCCGTTGTGTGCAAGACCTCAACCGACCTACTGCTCGACATCAGAAAGGCGTATGACGATGAGTACACCCGCGAAAGCACTATCCTCGATATTTACAAAAGCGTGGATTTGCTCATTATCGACGACCTCGGAAAAGAACAATGCTCCGATTGGAGTATGTCAAACCTCTACTCTATCCTTAACGACCGATACGAGGATATGAAACCGACCATTATCACAACGAACTACGGCGCGGAGGACCTTATCAGAGCCTTAACGCCCAAAGGCTACGACAATACGAAAATCGTGGCGATTATTAGCCGATTGAGGGAAACCTCGACGGTAATCACAATGGCGTGGGACGACTACCGCACCGCGCAGGAATAGGAGGACAAAATGGCAGAGATACGAAAACTCAACCCGGACCACGTTCACCAAGCGAACT